CGCGTAAATTGTGAACCAATTCGTCTGATTAGAAGAATCCAAAGGTTGAATGCGCTCGTAGTACAAAACTTCAAACGTGTAGGCTGAAGCAGGAGTAGGAGCCACCAACCAATGGGTATAGTCGTAGTCCGCAAAATATGCGGGAATACCAGTATCGGTCGCGTTAGGCCAATACTCACGAAGGTACTCATACTTGCGTAACAACACGGGTTGGCGCTCACCAGCCACTGTAATGTTGAACGAAACCGTCTTGTGCCAACGAGCAGGCTTGTCAATTACTGGTTGGTTGGAAACCATTGTGGATTCCACAACGGTTAAATTTCCAAGGAATTTAATCTGGCTGGCAATTGTTTGCTCTGCCAACATGATAAACAGAGGAATCTTTTCGAGGGTCGCCGTATCCGTCCGCTCTAAATAGGACTGAATATTTTCGACCAAGCTGTCATAGGTCATAACACTTGCGGTCGTCATGCGTTTACCTCGTAGATTCGTTGTGGCATTTTAATCTGCCTTTTAACTTGTGACAAGGCTACTTGCTTGCCACGCCCTTAGTCTTCTCAAAACTTCTCATGCCAGCGATTCCCAAGATGCCTGAGAGGATGACCCATAGTTGGTCAGCATCAAGCACTGGGGGAGGTTCCATACCAACAGGCACCCAACCCATAGCCTGCAAATATTTCCAGCACCACTGAAACAGGGGGTAGAGCAGAAACTGATACCCCATAGCCGCTACACCGATCCAGCCAATGGCAGGTCTCCAACCACTGACAAACACGCTACTAGAAGCGGCTTCAATCTTATTGACCTCAATCTGCGCTAGGTCTGTGGCTTGGTCAATGCGCTTCTCTTCAAGATCAAGTTTTCGTTGCTCAATCTCCATCTCCATGCGCTCTTTGTCGGTGGTGATCAGATCACCAGCAACCTTGCCCACGGCTTCAATAATCGATCCAACGGCAAGCAGGCTCATTTCAAACCTTTCAGTGTGCGGTTAATCCAACCCTTAAGGAACTTAACCTGCACAGGATTCTTGTTGCATATCTCAACGTAACGGGCAATTTTTGCCAAGGCATAGGATTCTTTGAATCTTTGACCATCCGTAATTAGGTTAAGTTTTTCAATGGTTTTAGCACCAATACCACCGTCTGGCGTAGCACCAATCACCAACTGAGCCAGTTTGACAGCCATGCCTAGCCCAGCATTTACTCCAAAATTAAAAATGGTGTTGGCTACATCTTGGTTGCCAATCTCATTTCCACGCATCTTGTCCCAAAACTCAATGCGGTAGAACTCACGCACCATAGGGGTCAAAGAGCCGCCAAACTCTTTCTTGTCTACTAGCGCCCAGCCTTGCCACTGTGGGTTCTTGTTACGGGCAATGCCAGCATAGGTCATTCCGCCAGTGTCGCCAGCGACTTCATGGAGAACATAGCCGCCCTCGTCCTGCATCATCAGTTCAAAGGCTGGTTCAAACTGTGCCATTGTTTTACCCTTTTAATTCAAAACTTAAATTCTTGTGACGAGGGTATTGCACAACACGCTCCCCTTCAGGGCATTTGTATTTAATGGTCGCCAGCAAAGTCGCCTTGCCACTGGCAATCTTTTCTTTTCTTACCATCGTAAGTTCGTAGGTAAATGTGTCAATCTCTGGCCCCGCTGGGCCGCTGAATTTGCTTGCAGTAGTGGTGGCTTCATGCACCATACCTGCCGCATCGCGAATGCTTGGCGTAAAACTCTCAACAGAACAGTCGTCTCGTTTTTTTATTCTTGCAACCGTGACAGTTATGGGTTTCTCAGCCTCTGCCACAATTTTAAAATTCTCTGGAGACCATTCAATGATTGCTCGATCAAAAAAGCCAAACTTATCGGCAAGCGTGTAACTGCCCCCTAATGCGGCAACACTAGCGGCAACGGCTCCGATGGCTTTGGTAAGGTCAATCATTACAGTCCCAAAACTTTTTTAATGAGTTCACCAGCGACGCCCGGCCCAAACAAGACGCACACAATCACCCCATACAAGAGGTACTCAATCTTCGTCATGCGCTTAGAACCATCATCAAAGCGACCCTGAATGCCCTCATAACGCTGGGCGCAGATAGCCTCATGGACACTCAATCGCTTGTCCGTTTCTGATGCTAATTCTTGTACGTCCGCCATAAAATTCCTTGAAGAAGCCACCCAAAGGTGGCTGGTTCTTACTTTGCTTCTACATCAGAAACAGCCTCTTCAGGCTTTTTTTCCAACTCGTCTTTCAGCATTCTGAAAAAGGCATCTCTGCCCACTTGCAACTGATCCACATTGAATCGTGCTGAGTCCAACTTACGATCCAAGTCAGCGACATGGTTGAGCAACATCTGCTGTTGCTGGCTCATGTCTTCAAACTTGTACTCTACGCCGTCAATAGTCACAGGGGTTTTTTCGTTTTTTCCCATGATGTTTCCTTTAATGCGCCACCAAGATCGGGTGGTGGCTTCCCGTTAAGGTGTCCAAGGCAAAGGTGTATTTGCAGGGCTGACAGGCGGTGTAATCATGCTGTCAATTTGTCCTTGCACAGTAGCCTGTGAGCTTGTAATAGCTGACTCAGGAATCCAGCCAATAACGGTGGCTTCAGTCAGGCTGGCGTAGGGGATGAATGCACCCTCTTGGTCAGCAGAATTAAATGTAGTGTTACCACCGATAGATGCCGTATAAGTTCCGTCTATGCCTGTGACTTCCCACAAAGCATTGACCACATAATTAGGGTCAGGTTGTTGCAGGGTGTACATTGCCGTGATACGAGTTGTAAAAGTGGTCATGATTTACCTTTCATTTGATTAAGGGTGAGATGCTTTATATGCGTCAAACTCAGCCTTGAGTTCTTTAATGGCGTTAATCAAGTACCAAGTCAGATTGTCGGTATTGACAGACAAAACGCCAGTCGATTCTTGTTTTACGCATTCAGGCAAAACGGCTTGCAACTCTTGAGCGATTACGCCCAGTTGAACGCCCGTCTTTTGAATTGCGTCAGTAGGCTTGAGTTCTGCGTCAACTTCCTCTGGCAAGCGATATTCAAAGTTGCGAACACGAATGGAATTAATTTTGTCTAAGCCATCATTGTTGTCAGCAATGTTCTTCTTCAGCCGTTGGTCAGAAGTTGTTGACCAAGATGATGAGTTGTTGCCTTGGTAAACACCACCGCCATTGGGGTTGATAAAACCTGTGCTGTTGCCTTTACCTACTGAGGGAGTAGTTGTGCCAATAACAATTTGATTATTGCCGCTAGACCCGCTTGGGCATGGCCTATTGCCAATCATCACGTTTTCATAGCCTGTGGTCAGGCTTGCACCTTCATCACCAGCAAGGTAGCCAATCAATACATTTTTATAACCAGTGGTTACTGTAGCGCCTGCTAGATAACCAACGGCTGTGTTCCATGCAGTAGTATCGGCAGTTCTATTGGCATCTCGCAGGGCTTGATAGCCAATAGCAGTATTTGCATTTGCTGTAGTGTTTGATAAAAGGGCTTGATAACCAACAGCAGTATTTAGAGTTCCAGTTGAAGTATCTCTGCCTGCTTGATAACCAACAGCCGTGTTGTTAGAGCCTGTGGTGTTTGCACCTAATGCGGTAAATCCAACGGCGGTATTTGATGCCCCACCAAGGTTTGAATTCATTACATAAGCACCTACAGCGGTATTACCAGCGCCTGTCGTGCTTTTCTGTAATGCGTACCAACCGACCGCCACATTTTGGTCTGCGGTTGCAGTTTCTAGTGCTAAATATCCAACTGCCGTGTTGTAACTATTAGTAGTGTTTGATTTAAGTGCTTGAGTTCCAAGTGCTACGTTTTGTATGCCTGTATTGGTTGAATAAGCCGCTTGATAACCAACAGCAGTGTTGTTAGATGCTGTGGTGTTGGCTTGTAAGGCTTCTGCACCAATGGCAACATTGTAACTGCCAGAAGTAAACCTATAACCAGCATAGTTGCCAACTGATGTATTGGCTGTACCTGTACTTGCGGAATTACTACCACCAGAATAACGACCAATAGCTGTGTTCTGCGCTCCAGTTGTAATTTCCGCACCCGCAAAAAATCCAACGGCAGTATTAGTACCTGCGGTGCTGGTATTAAGTGCGGCACGACCAACAGCCGTATTGCCTGTGCCTGTAATATTGGAATAAAGTGCGTTCACACCGACAACAACATTATCCCCGCCAGATGTATTTAATTGCCCCGCGCCTAATCCAACAAAGACGTTGTACGTTCCTGTATTAACAAGGCCAGCGTTGTAGCCAAGCGCAGTTAGGAAAGGAGTTCCACCAGCCGCAGTCATTGAACCAAACACCAAACCCGCAACAGTCGGAGTAGCAGGGCTTCCACCACCACCACTTACTGTTGTCCATGTTGGAGCCGCACCAGAACCGCCAGAGGTCAGGACTTGACCGTTTGTGCCGTAGTTAGCGCCTGATAAACCAAATGCTCCTGTAGATGCAATGCGGAGGCGTTCTGAAAGACTGCCGCCATCTGGTCTTGTTTCAACGACCAAATCTCCTCCAGCTTCACTTGTACCAACCACAAGACCAGATACACGGGCGTTGGTCGTGTTAGCAGTTCCTGCCGCAAAATCCAAATTACCCATTGAACCACCAGTGCTAAGTGATGTCGAGGTATTTGAAATCATTATAGTTTGACCAGTCGCACCACTTACATTAAGTGTTGTTGCAGGCGAAGTCGTACCAATACCTAAATTTCCATTTACATCCAGAAACATCTTTTGGCTAAAGGCAATAGCGTTGCCTGCTGTGCCTGATACGGCTGTTGCCCAAATGTGAGCGCCGCCTTGCTGTGTATATTGTGTAGCAAATCCATTGGCAATATAGTAATCAACAGCGGTTTCCTGTCTTGCATTTGATGCAACAAAAGTGGCTTGTGTATACGCTGTATCACCAGCCCTAAATACAGATGTTGGGCCAATTTGGAGTGCTTTAATGGTGTTAGTGAAAACACTCGGTGTAACACCAATTCCTACGTTACCATCTAATATTGAAGTACCACCGTTACGCAAACCCACGTTAGTTGTAGGTGAGCCGCTTTGAGCCTCAATATAGACACCATAAGCATTGGTAATTCCAGCATTGCCTTGATTAGCTACATAAAGACCATAAATAGTGCTTGCCGTTGAAGTCGCACCTATTGATGGTGCTTCAGCATAAAAATTGTAAAGAAGACCCCTAGAGCCTGAAGTTGCCGTAGTTCTTAAACTACTGTAAAAATTTATGGTTGAAACTGATGCCGTTGCGGGTGCGCTGATTGAAGACCCAACACCTTGAATATCAGTGCCTGTTAAATTTCCAATAAAACGGACATTTAAACCAACAGTAGAACTTGCCGCAAAAGCACCGACTCCAAGAGTTCCTGTGGTGCTTAAATTAGTCCCATCAAAAGTAAGCGCAGAGCCAGTAGCCAATGCACTAGAACTTGAGGCGTAAACCACACCGCCTGATGTGAATGATGTTAAGCCTGTGCCGCCGTTGGTCGTTGCCAAGGTGCCAGCAAGTGTGATTGCACCTGTTGTAGCCGTGCTTGGGGTAAAGCCTGTTGTGCCAGCAGAGAATGAAAGAACTGGAGCAGAGGTTGCGTTTGATGCCAACAACCGAACTGTTCCACCGTTATCCTTGTAGTACAACTTGCCATCAGTGATGTTGATAGCCAACTCACCTGAAGCAAGGTTGCCAGAAGTTGGTACAGCCGCCGCCGTGGTGCTGTAGTAGAGAGATATGGGCGTGTAGCCTGCTTGTGCCATTAGAATGTTCCTCCAAAGATGCCTGTGGTGGCAGTGACAGTTGTAAAGTTTCCTGTTGTGGGTGTTGTAGCACCAACAGTACCGTTAATGTTAATTGATGCAGTACCAGTTAGGTTTGTAACCGTACCAGAACTTGGTGTACCTAATGCACCATTGAACGTCACAAAAGCGCCAGCAGAGCCTACGTTGACCGCTAAAGCAGTTGCAACTCCAGTACCTAGACCCGTAATCGATCCTACCGCTGGAGTCACCGTGGCATTACTAGCCGCTGTCAGTTGACCTTGGGCGTTGACTGTAAATGTTCCCACCTGAGTAGCAGAGCCATATGAGGTGGGAGTTACTGCTGTATTCGTAATGCTGAACTGAGTACCAGTCAAGGTAAGACCAGTTCCTGCTGTGTATGCACCAGCACCAGAAAACTGTACCCATGTTACAGGGCTTGTACCAACAACAGTTACTGGATCAGTTTGCACCCAACCAGTATTTGCGTACAACGTGCCATAAGTAATAAACGTGAAGTCACCACTCGCCATCTCAGCGGCGGTGTCAAAGTCTGTAGCACGAGTAAGAACAAGTCCACCTGTTGCCCATGTGTAGATACCATTGTTGGCTTGCGTAGCCTCGTTCTTCACAAGAACACGATCACCATTCAGGAGCGTGTAGCCATCCAAAACAGTCAGGGCAACAGACAGTGTCAAGGTAGCGCCAACACCAGCCGTACCATTGTTATAAGTTACCGTGCCGCCAGTAATTGAGGCAAGAGTTCCAGTGGTTGCCGCCGCGCAAGAAGCATGGACATGAAGCCCTTCAGCCACGGCATCCACATACTGCTTGGTAGCTAACTGCAAAGCACTCACAGGGTCTTGCGTCACCGCAACAGAAGTCAGACCACCTAGCGTCAAACTTGATGCACCTAAAGCAATAGCCGTAGTTCCAACAGTCACAGAGGAGTTGGTCAGGCTTGCATTGGCAATGTTTGTCAGCGTGTTGGTTGAGCCAGAAATTGATGTGCCAGCAAAGGTGGTAATTGTTCCACCCAAAGAGACTGAAGTTGAGCCAATCGTAATTGCGCTATTAGTTAGCGATGCATTACCAATGTCTGACAATGTATTGCTTGCACCGCTGATCGTCTTGTTTGTAAGAGTTTGTGTTCCAGTCAACGTCACAACAGTTGAATCAATTGCAATTGTTACTGCGGTAGACCCGTTGTAAGACGTTCCAGTAAGACCTGTGCTAATTGTCAATGCATTTGGCGATGCCGCCGTAATTGTTCCTGAAGCACCAAGAGCAACAGTAACACCGTTGTATGTAACCGAACTGTTAGCAAGTTGGGCGTTGGTAATAGTCCCTGACAAAGCCGTGGTAGGAATTGTCGCAGAGGCAGTAAATGGGCTTGTTCCGTTACCAATAAGGTAACCAGTCAGCGTGCCTACACCAGAACCACCGTTTGCAACATTCAAAATACCGCCAAGGGTAATAGCACCAGATGTTGGTATGTTTGGGGTAAAACCAGTTGATCCAGCCGTAAATGATGTCACACCACCAGTCAAAGAGAACTGTCTCCATGAGCCAGAGGCATAACCATCAAATGTTTGCGTATCAGAGTTAAAACGCATCTGACCACTAGCGCCAACTGGTTGCTGGGCAGAGGTTCCAGTCGTTACGGTCATGGCGGAGGTGCCGGGCAACACGGGGTTATCCGCAATCAAAAATGTCGGATTACCCGACTGACCATCACCATTTGTTACCGTGATCTGATTTGCTGTTCCAGTAAGTACCCTTGGATTAATACTTGATCCACCGCTTGTGATGGCAAGCATTCCCGCACCAGTTAGGTTTGCCAAGTTCAAAGGCAATCCACTCAATGAAAGAGTTGGGTTACCAGCAACACCATCACCATTGGTTACGGACAAACCTGCGTTGGCAACCGCGATAGAACGCCCTGTAACGGCTGTAGAAGACGTTTTTACCTGTATTCCAGTACCAGAGTTCACCAAGGACAATAAAGCGCCTGTAGTGCTGATATTGAAGAGACCTTGCGATCCTCCATCAGTAATCACCAAGCCGTTAGTCACGCCAACATATCGACTGTTGGCTAACTGAGGGGTTTGGGTAACCGTTAGGTACGAATAGGTCTGCGTGGGTGAGCCTGCAATCGCGCCCGTAGTGGTTTGCACCGTCACGCCATTTTGGACAATAGGAACCGACTCAGTGCCTGTAATAGCACCAGCCGCTGGCAGTTGGGTAATGGTTACTTGTGCTGACATTTATGTACTCGTATTGTCTGGAGGGTTCGGAGCAATCGTATCTTTATTTCCAGTATTTGTGGGAGTCTGAGTGTTCTGCTCCGTGGAAATTTGGAACTGGCTAGAACCATCAAGGTTTTGACTGCCTGTCATCAAGAAGTTGTCACCTGCGGCAACGCTGACATCAGGACGTGGAAATCTAAGGTTGATACGCTCAGTCTTTCTAGCGGGGAGTCGATAGGGGTCAAGCACATCCCTGCATCCACGTTCAGCGCAGACTCGAAGACCCGGCGAGTTGCCATCCGCCACCAACGTGACAAAAGGCACCTTCATCTTGCACCTATCGCAAACCGCGATGGCAACCGACGTTAGACCCACAGTGTCAAGAAAAATTGGCATTATCTTGTGTACACACTAATGTTCGGAGCAAAGTAGATTGGCGACTTATCGCGCTCTTCTTGCTCCGCTTCAAACAGATATTTTTCAGCCATCTTTTCAAGATAAGCAACACGATCCATTCCAACCTGTGGTAACTCAAGGCTCATACGGTGAGCCAGCATCATTACTACAGCTTCATACCAACGCTGAGGAACTTCTAATTCGTCTGTCAACGCGCCAACGTCCATGATCTGGCGCTGATACCAAACAGTCATCTGCACAAACGGATCACTGGGGGTAGGCCATAGGTAGACAGTAGGCTGAGGAATTGTGCGATCAAACCAAAACTGGAAGGGTTGGTTAGCCGTAAAGTTCTTGTTTGGCAAGTTTGTGTAGTCATCGCGGTTGAGGCGTGACATTTGAATCTCGCGGGAGTTATTGCCGAAGTACAACTCACGCAAAGCTAAAGTAGTGCTGTTATAGGCACGAATGCGGTAGTAGCCCACAGATTGACCGGGGTCGATATCAGTCCACACCCACTCATTGTCGGAAACCACAATGGTTCCCAAATCATCCAACATTGACCACGTTGTGTTGTCTGTAGAGTATTCCAACGCAATAGACCAAGTAGCCGATCCACCGCCTGCTACATAGGGCAAAAAGCCAATAGAACCTATGTAAATGGGGTTTGTAACGCCAAAATTAACTGCAATATTGCCGTTTGTAGATGTTTGTTGGCAGAATGTCTCAACATTGCCGTCATACACGTTTGCCACCACACCACCTGCTGAAGACGTATATGCACCGTTAGGGCGATTCATTGTGCGATAAAGCACGTTCAAAACGTCAATACAGCCTAGTGGCATAGCGTAAATGTATTGGTCTTCGTTCAAACCAAACACTTTTTTGTTGATTGCCCAATAGTTAATGCCTCTATTGCCAAGGTTGGACAAAAGGAAGAAAAGCGATTGGCGCGAAGACAAAACCTGCTCAGAGGTCAACTCTTCGGCTAACTTACCACACCGACGAGCACCGTGATCTATCAGCGTCTGGACGTTGATAACGGTTGTTCCGACGGTTCCTGAATAAGCCATGTCTGTCCTTTTACCAGCCGGGGCAGTCCCACCGCTTCAGCGATGCCTTAGCGCGTGGTGCGTCACCCTTTGAATGTTCTACAACGCCACTCATGCGTGCGCAAAAAGAGTCTTTTCGAGCACCGCCTTTAGGTTGTGGCGCTTTTAGGTTTGACCCTGTCTCTCTATTGTACTTGTCGCGACCTTTTTGCGTAAGACCCGCGCCTTGTTTTGTTGGTAATTTTTCACCGCGACCAACAGCAAGAGACACACCGCCATCCTTAAACTTTTTGTCTATAAACAACTTATCAACCATTTTTACTCGTTGAGGTTTGGTTGTTACGTTATTGATGATGTTGAGTCGCTCAGACTGCTTTTTGCCTGCATCATAGAAGCCAGCTTTTTTTAAAGATTTAGCTATTGATGTATTGCTTTTTTTCATAATCAAAACCTGTATTTAGCTGTTTTCTGAGCAATCTTTTTAGGTTGCGCTACGAATTGTTTTCCTTCGGCTTTTCCTGCTCGCTTGGCTTTGGTCGTCGAAGCGTACTCAGCAGGGCTGAGGCTTTTGATCGCAGACTCTGGAAGGTATCTTTCACCAGTGACAGAAGATTTTTTACCACTTTTAGTTCTCCATTTTTGTTCGCCCCAAGCCTTCAATGATTGCTGTGGCTTTTTAATCACGATAACCACCACCTGCATCTTTGTATTTTTTGGCTACTAGTTGTGCTTTTCTTGCACTCCATTCACCTGCGCCTGTTCCATGCGTAGCCTGAGACTTAACTTGAGAAACAATACGCTTCCTAAGTTCAGGTTTAGTGTAATTACCAGCGGCGTTTACCTTACCACCATCAGCCATGCGCTTGTCAGCACGAACAAATTCTTTCCCTACTTTTGAGGGAATGCCAACCTTTTTGGCAAACGAAGGGTTGTGCGCAACCGCTTCCATCAATTTGTGTTGGGCTGGTGATTTGCTTGGCATGATTAGCCGCAAAAAATAGTCACTGCCGCACTTGCAGGAAGTGTGACGTGGATGTTTGTTGTGAAGCGGATGCCGTTGCCGGGGATCAGCGTCGAGAACGGATTAGTTGGTGTGGCAGAGATGTTTACTCGCAAGCGAACAGTGCCAGATGCACCACCATCGCGGAATACAATTTCACCAGCAGTACCGCCAGTCAATAGTTGATACCCAGCAAGGTTTGTCGCGCCAGCGTAAATAACGCCCGTAGAATCTCTATGCTCGGCAAATACATTCGTCAATGTTGACATTTACTTCTCCAATTAGAAGTGGGAGCCGAAGCCCCCACTCGTTTTCAACAAGCGCCACCGCCACGCTTTTTGGTTGCTGGTGAAACCGTTACAGACTCTTTGGTCTTGGTCACACTTTCACCCTTTGGCATGAAATAATCTTTTGCTTTACCAGCAAGTTCTTTCATCATACTCAAAGGATTCATTGCATCCTCAAGTTCACGGTTGTGCTTACCAGTTTTATCGTAAGCACCTTTGGACAAGTCAGTTGTTCCGCCTTGGTTAAAACGCTTTGGCGAACCATATTTCATGTTGCTTTGCGTTTTGGCTTGGCGCATGGCAGTTGAGTTTTCTGCGGCGTTGTTCTTCAACAAGCGTGCTTCCGCAGGAGTGGCTCGTCCACCAGACTTGTAAGTTCCAGACAAGCGGCTAATTGCTACTGGTGCAGGAACTGGTTTGCGACCTTCGGGCATCGCGACGGGTTTGCCTGTATCAACAGTTCCCCCCGTCGCGTAGGCTTTTTTTGAGGTTTTGCCCCCCATTTTGTAGCCACCGCCGTTACCTAAAGCAACGCCGCCAGTTTTGTAACCGCCGCCGTTACCGTTCTTCACGCCACCAGTTTTGCCACTGGACTTGCCAGTGTACTCAGCAGTGTGCATCAGAGTGTCGCGGTACTTGCCGCCTTGGTTTTCGGTGTTGATAATGCCGTCACCAGACACGCCGCCACCTTTTTTGTAGCCACCTTGACCATTGATCACGCCACCAGTTTTAAGACCTTTGTGACCTTTGCTGGCAGGCTTGGATGCGTGAGACTTCAGTTCTTTTTCAAGACCCTTCATCTTTGAAATCTCAGCCATATGCGTTTTCTTGGACTCGCCACCTTCAGCTTTGCCACCTTTTTTCATGGTAGGCATCGCCATAGAAGGGCCAGACGGTGTCGTAGCAGGCATAGGCTTCTTAGCCATCATTGCCTTGCGACGTGAAGCCATAGAGGGCTTCATGGGGGCGCGAACAGGTGCATTAACAGCAGGACGACCAACTAAAGCGGGTGTTCCAGCCATCATGCCCATAGCGCCACCGCCGTCTGCCATCTTTTTGGCTTTGGTGGTGCTACCACCTTTTTTCATCTTGACTGCACCGCCTTTAGCAAGTTTTAACTCAACTGAAGGCTCTGTGGTCATCATTTTGACCATTGGTTTAAATTGTCCCATGTCGCTCTCCTATTAGGCTTGAGTTACACCGAGAGCGCCAACGCGAGTTGCGTTAGGGCCGACAGCGATTGCTGGCAACAAGATTCCTACCACTGTGCGAACGATACCGTTCGAGGCAGTAGCAGGGGTGTATGTACCGCGAACGTCACCAGTGGTGGTCGTAGCAGTTGCAGTGTCAGCCGCCACAAACGTACCAGCGTCATCCGCCAATACGTTGTTGCTCTTAACGCTTGCTACATAAGCAATGTTAGGAACACGAACTGGGCAACCCAACACGTTGGTTGTACCAACAGTCAAAGCAGTACCAGTAGCGCCACTCACGGTTACAGAAGTAACAAGGTAGAAGGCTTTCAAACCACTTACAGCGGTGCTTACAGCGGCGCTAGAAGTGATTGCTTCGCTCATTGATTGACCGTAAACGTCAAAGCCTGTCACAGTCACAGTCACAGGAGCCACACCCAATGTGTAGGTTAAACCTGTTGGTGTGCCTGCGGTGGTCACAACTGCCGCGCCTGCCGTTGTGGTCAGAGTTGCAGAAGTCGCTGTCACAGCGGTCAGGATGTAGGTTGTTGGGTCTGTGTAGCCAGTGATAGTACCTGTGCCACCTAAAGTGCCAGAGATAGTCAAACGCTGACCAGTTACCAAACCAGATTGCGAGGTAAAGGTAATACCACCTGATGTGTTTGCAATTACAACGCTAGACAATGTTGCAACCGCGGCAGTTGCAGTCGTAACGCGAACACCGCGAGGAACATCAAGCGAAAAGGCTGAAGTACCAGCGGCTGTAAAGATTGACTTCACATTTGTTCCAGCCGTTAAGGTCAGTGCGCCAGCAACGGTAGGGGTTTGTGAAAGGGCAATGTTGTTTGCAACAGCGGCTTGAGGAACCACATCCCACACATAAATGCGACCCAATGGGCCAACACCAATGCTCATAGGGGCTGGATTGTCAAAAGACTCTAAATCATGCAAAGTCAATGCAACAGTGTTTGCAATGTTAATTGCTTGGTTGAGCGTGTATGTACCCGCGCCGCCAGTACCACTACCAAAAGCAGTGATAAAAGTACCGTCAGTCACGCCAGCACCATCGACATACATACCAACCACGATTGGAGCGCCAAAGCCCACAGATGTGATTGTTAGGGTTGAAGAGGAAGAACCACCTGTACCACCGAT